CCGATGGCGCCATCATCGACGACCCGATCCGGTCGCGCGAGGACGCGGACTCCGAGACGGTGAGGGAGCGAACCTGGGAGTGGTACAAATCGGACCTGCTGACGCGGCTGCGCCCAGGTGGCTTCGTTGTGCTCATTCAGACCAGATGGCACGAAGTGGACCTCGCCGGCATGGTGCTCGAGGAGATGGAGCGCGGCGGCGACCGCTGGAGCGTGCTGTCGCTGCCGGCCGAGGCCGAGGAGAACGATCCGCTGGGCCGCGCGCCCGGCGAATGGCTGTGGGATGACGCCTACGGCTATGCCAGGTTCCTGGCGCGGGAAAAGGCCACCCAGATCCCGCGCAACTGGAGCGCGCTCTACCAGCAGCGTCCGACACCGGAGACCGGAGACTATTTCAAGGAGGAGTGGCTGCGGCCGTATACGAAGGCGCCGGCGCGCGCCACGCTCAACGTGTATGGCGCCTCGGACTATGCGGTGACCTCGGACGGCGGCGACTACACGGTGCATGTGATCGTGGGCGTCGATCCCGAGGGCCAGATGTGGCTCTTGGATCTGTGGCGCAAGCAGGCCTCGTCGGATGTCTGGGTCGAGGGCGTCTGCGACCTCGTCCTGGAATGGAAGCCTTGGCTGTGGGCCGAGGAGCAGGGCCAGATCAAGTCCGGCATTGGGCCGTTCCTCGATCAAAGACTGATCGAGCGCAAGGCCTGGATCGGTCGCGAGCAGTTTCCGACCCGCGGCGATAAGGCGGTGCGGGCGCAGTCCATCCGCGGCCGCATGGCGCTGCAGGGGCTGCACGTGCCGACCAGCGCGCCCTGGTATGCGGCGTTCCGTTCCGAGCTGTTGAGTTTCCCGGCCGGCAAGCACGACGACCAGGTGGACGCGCTGGGGCTGCTGGGGCAGCTCCTCGACCAGGTATCGAGCGGGCGCAAGCCCAAGGCGCCGATCCTCGAGGAAGAGACCGGCTACAAGCCGTTCGAGAACGAGCCCGTCACCGATAGCTTCCTGGCAATGTAGAGGTAACATGGCCGATCTCACGCACAGCAGGCTTCTGGAATTGCTCGACTACGATCCAGCATCCGGTCTGTTGCGCTGGCGTGTCGACCGCTTTCCGGCCAAGGCAGGAGACGTTGCGGGGTTTCCAGGGAAGAAGCTCGGATATCTATATGTCGGGATCGACCACAAAACGTACATGGCGCACCGCGTCATCTGGCTATGGATGACCGGAAACTGGCCGGTAGCTGAAATCGACCACATCGACCGCGCACGCGCCAACAATCGCTGGGCCAATCTTCGGCAATCCACCAGATCGCAGAACTGCTTCCATCGCGAGCAGAAGATAGGCGCCACCGGCGTGCGCGGCGTATCCATGGATCGAGGGAAATATCGCGCGCGGATCATGAAGGAAGGAAAAGCCATAGCACTTGGTCATTTCGATACGGTCGACGCCGCCAAGGAAGCGTATGCCGCCGCTGCCAAGCAGATCCACGGCGAGTTTGCCTATGCCTAACCCAATACTCAGCGGCGTAGGTGTGCTTGGTGGGAGACAGTATGGCGGCGACGTTATGGGGCCGCGCGGCCGCCGTGGAAGTGCCTTCGCCGGCCAGAAGATAGCCGCCGGAAATAATCCTGGCTTTAAATCCCAAACTGGAACCGTCGGAAATTGGGGGACTGAAGCACCGGATGAATATGATTATTCCGGCGATGCCGATGGGTTCTTTCCCGTTACAAGACTTAGAACTCAATACACCGACTATCTGGCAACGAAGGTGCTGGAATATGAGGAGCAGAAAGTCTCGCGCCACTACTATCACGGCGCGCACTGGACGGCCGAGGAAATCCGCATCCTACGGCAGCGCAAGCAGCCGATCATCACATTCAACCGGATCAACCGAAAAGTTGACGGCATCACAGCGCTTGTGCAGCGACTTCGCCAAGACCCGAAGGCTTTTCCCCGATCGCCTAAGAATGCCGGCGGCGCCGAGCTCGCCACGCAATGCATCCGCGCCGCGCTCGACGGGATGGATTTCAAATACCTCGACTTCGAATGCACCAAGCAGGCCGCCATCGACGGCATCGGCGGAATCGAGCTCAAGCTGATCGAGGGCGACCATGGCGACCCGGATATTGGTGGTGATTTCATCTTCGGAGATGACTTCTTCTACGACCCGCGTTCGTATAAGCCGGATTTCAGCGATGCGCGCTATATGGGCATCGCGAAATGGCTTGATGTGGAAGCTGCGATTGAGCTTTTCCCTGATAAAGAGGATGAGCTGCGGACCCTTATGGTGGATACCGGCTTCGATCTCACGACGCATTCCGATCGTGAGTTCAAATGGGTCTACGTCAACGAGCAAAGACTTCGACTGATCGAACATTGGTACAAGCACAAAGGCAAATGGTACTGGGCGTTCTACTGCAGCTTCATTCTGCTTGATCAGGGCGTGTCGCCGTTCCTCGACGAGCGCAACCGGCCGATGAACCGGTATGTCATGTTCTCTGCCGCGGTCGACCACGATGGAGACAGATATGGTTTCGTCCGCAACCTCAAAGGCCCGCAAGACGAAGTCAACCAACGACGGTCAAAGGCGCTCTTTATCTCGAACGTCACGCGCACTTTCGCGCAGAAAGGCTCGGTTGACGATGTGGAAACAGCTCGCCGCGAAAGCTCGCGCCCTGACGGATGGGTAGAATACAACAAGGGCTTCGAGAAGCCGATGCCGGACGACCGGCAGGCCGATCTGGCGGCGCAACTGCAACTCATGCAGACAGCGACGAGCGAAATCGATGGGTTCGCAAACATACGACCCGACGCCATCGGAGCGGATGACAGCACGTTTCATTCAGGGGTGGCGATTAACTATCTTCAAAAGGCCGGGATCGCCGAACTCGGTTCATTCATATTGGCATATCGCGCATGGAAACTGCGTGTTTATCGTACCGTGTGGAATATCGTCAAACGCACCTGGAACCAGGAGCGGTTCATCCGGGTCGGCACCGACGACACCCAGCAACTGATCCAGATCAACGGCTTCGGCAAAGACCAATTCGGCCGTCCCGGCTTCATCAATGCGATCGGCGACATCGAGGTCGAGATCGTGCTGGACGAGGGGCCGGACAACGCCAACCTGATGCAGGACGCATTTGAAACACTCTCGCACATGCCGCCTGGGACGGTGCCACCCGGCGCGCTGATCGAGTTGATGCCATTGGCCGACAGCATCAAGCAAAAGATCATAAAAATGATGAGCCAGCCACCGGCTCCTGATCCGGCAGTGCAGGCCAAGATACAGGCCGCGCAAATCGGCGCACAGACGGCGCAGGCGCGCGGACAGGCAGAAATTGCCAAGGCGCACATGGCCGCCCAGGCCAATGCCGCTGCGACGCAAGCCGAGATGCAGAACAACGCCGCCGACCTCCAATTGGAGCGCGAACGGGCCAATGCGGAACGGGCCAGTATTGCGCTCCAGATGCAGGAACGCCGCGAAGAGCATGTCTTCAAGATGCGTGAGCTGGCGGCGCAAGAGAAGCACAGAAACGCACAGCGGGCGAAGCAGAATATCCCGCGGCGTAACGCTCCGATCAAAGCAACAGCTTAAGAGGCTCCCCAATGCTCAGACTACTTCTCGCCGCGCTGGCAACAGCGTGGAGCTTCAGCGCGTTTGCGCAGTCGGCGCCGGTCACGTACGACAGTCTCGCCTCCACCAATTCGACCCTGGTCGTTTCCGGCGCCGTGCAGGTTCGCGTGCTCGGCCTGTTCAATACGACGGCCGCGATCTATTGGCTGAAGCTCTACGATCTTGCCGTGGCGCCGACCTGCGGCACCTCGGTCGTGAAGTGGAAGGTGCCGATCCCGTTCGGGACAGCGAATGCCGGCGGCGGCGCCGTCATGCCGATTTCCGATGGACTGGTATTCGCCAACGGGTTGGGCTTCTGCCTCACCGGACTGCAGGCCAACAGCGACACCACGGTGGCGGCGACCGGCCTGGCGATCAATTTCGGCATCAAGCAGTGATGGTGCTTCAGGATGAGGGCTCACCATGAGGGGGCTCATAACGGCGCTTCTCATCTGCCTAGCCTCGTCGGCGCCGGCGCAACTGCTGACCACGGGATACGGCTCCGGCAACTTTGCCAGCGGCGTGTTCATTGCGCTGTCCAACACCTCGATCCTGGAAATGTCCTCGAACGGCACCACGCTCGGCACCGCGAGCATCGCGGGCGGCAGCACCACGGGCGTTCCGGTCTGGGCCTTGACCGACCCTTTGGGGGTTTTCCAGATCAACTCGGGCACAGGTATCGTGACCGTGCTCAATAACGTGAACCTGGTGTTCGCGACCCACCCGATCATCCCGATCACCATCTCGGTGACCGGAACGGTGCCGACGGTTCCTTCGCGGATCTTCAACATCACCGTGCTGCCGATCGGCTGCACCGGCGCGATCGATTTTTCCAAAGGCTGTCCGCAAGCCATGCTTGGAGGTGTGCCATGAACAAATGGCATCTGCGTTTTCTTCGCCTGGCCTATTTTGGCCTTGCCGCCATCCTGCCGATCTACGCCCTGGCTGACTACACCGCCACGCAAGGCGCAGGCACGATCTTTCGCGCCTTCGACTCCACCCATGGTGGCAGCTCTCTTTGCGCCGCGGCCACCACGCAATGCCAAGCCGTTGGTCTTATCAATTCGGCCGGCGCCGAGATCGGCACTGCTGGCGCCCCGCTCCGCGTCGACCCTACCGGCACCACCACCCAGCCCGTCTCGGGCACCGTTGCGACCACCCAATCTGGCGCCTGGACCGTCAACCCGACCACCGCGGCGAACTGGGGCATCGGCACCAGCACCTACAATAGCGCGCTTGTGGCCAACGGACATTTGATGCTCGGACAGTTCCTGACCTCGCCCGGCACCCTGACCACCACCAACATGGCCCCGCTCCAGGTTGACTCGACTGGCAACCTCCGCGTCAACGTCGTCGCGGGCGGCGCGGGCGGCGGCGCCGTCACTGTGGCAAACGGCGCCGACGTTGTCGAAGGCAACAACACCGACGCCGCCAGTTGCAGCAGTGGCACTTCCGTTGTTGCTTGCTTGCGACAGATCAACACCAATATTGCCGCCCCGATCCCCGCCGGCACCGCCCACATCGGCACGGTCGGCACCGCGCCTTATCCCGACACGGCGGTGCCCTACACCTCCTCGACCACTGGCACCACTACCGCCATAGCCGCCACCCTCGCTGGCGCAGCCTCCGTCACCACCTATCTCTGCGGCTTCTCCGTTCGCGCCAACGCCGCTGCTGCTGCTACTGGCAACATCGTTGTCTCCGGCACCATCTCCGGCTCCCTCAACTTTACGCAGTGGACCGCCGTCAACACTTCCGGCCTCGGCGTCTCCGAGCAAATCTTCTCCCCCTGCGTTCCAGCCAGCGCTGCCAACACCAGCATCGTCGTCACCACCGCCGCTGCTGGAACGAGCGGAGTTATCTCTGTCGCTGCCTGGGGCTACAAGCTATGAAGCCTCCCGTGTTCTGGGCCCTCTGGTGGTTCGGCATTCTCGTATGCCTAACTCCCGCGTTCGCTTACTGGCAGACGCGCGATAGCACCTACAACGTCTCGGGTGGCGGCACGCCATTCACGCCTTCCTGCACGCCATCGACCAACTTTATCGCACGCACTTCCGGCCTGACCAACCCGCAGAAGACCAACTACGACACCCTGATTTGTGGGTTGGAGACGGATAGCGTCGGCTGTGTAACCGGCAGTGAGATGATTGGGCTTTACGTCCTGGCCGCACCCGATGCCACCACGGCACTTCTAAACCTGTGTAGCTCGAGCTTCTCGCTCGTCTATCACGGCTCACGCACGTTTAGCGCAGGATTCTCGGCCAACAACGGCTATACCGGCGACGGTGGTACGTCCTCCGAGTATCTCGATACTGGTATTGTTCCAAATACTTGCTGCGCTTTGAACAGTTTGTCTATCGGTGCCTACATCACCAGCAGCAGAACTGTTACACAGACTTGGTCTTCGATAGGAGGCGGTGACACGATCGAGTATACATTCATCCAACCTTTGACAACGGCTCTGTTTATTTATGACATAAATGGAGGAGCGTTTCAAAGCGTGGCAAACGGCCAAGCCAAGGGAAACTGGATTGCCACGAGAACCGGAATCAATACCACCGCTGCGTATCTGAACAGCAATCTTACTCCGTTTTTAACGGGCACTGGTAATTCCACCGGCCCTACCCCTGAAAACATTTATGTTTCTGCGCTGAATGACAACTCTACGCCATCGCGGTTTTCCGGGGATCAGATTTCCTTTGCCTTCGTGGGCAACGGCCTGACTGCGGCCAATGCCAAGTTAGTAGCTGATCGTCTAAACGCCTTCGCTAAGTTCACCACTGGCTATGGCACGCCGATCAATGCGTACTAATCGCCGCAAACTTTTAGCCGCAACTGCCTTGGCGCTTGTTTGCGCCAACACGCCAGCTCTGGCGTGGCCCAGACATGGAAGCGCGGCCGGTGGCGGCGGCGCGGGGGCCTTCGGCGGGAACCCCAACGTCACGATCATCGCCATTAGTACGGCCGGCGGCATCGCCTTGTCCCGCTCCAGCGGTCAGCTCCCGGCCTTCGTGCAAGTCTCGGCGATGAACATCACCGCCACTGGCACCACCCAACCCTACGAAGACCTCGAATATTCCTGGAACTTCGGCGACCCAGGCGGCACCGAGGTCTTCACCAATCCGTCGATCTACCCCTACTCAACCGGCGGTCCCAGCGTCAACGCCAACACCGACCAGACTGGACCCGAGGCCGCCTACGTCTATCGCACCGCCGGGTCCAAGACCATCACCCTGACCTGCCGCGGCAAGAACGGAGCCGGTTTCACCACCACCTCCGTCACTGCCACATTCACTGCCAGCACCTTCAACGCCTCCGGCCTCGAGCTTTGGATCGACTCGGTTGGCGGGAGCGATACCAACAATGGTCTTTCCATCGGCGCTGCAATCCAGACCCTCGGCAAAGCGTTCACGCTCACCTCGGCTATCGGGGTGCCATTCCAGAATGTCGCGTGGCACCTGAAGCGAGGTTCCAACTTCCTCAACGGCGCCGCTGGTATCGGCAACGGGAACACTTTGCCCGTGAACGGCTTTAGGGTTGATGCCTACGGAGCGGGTGCCGACCCCATACGAGAGGACAACGTCAACTCCTACGCACCCCTTCAGTTCAGTACCGGTTCCGGCGGCACCACCGGCGGTGTCAATCTCCAGGACATCGTCATATCGAACCTCGAGACCAGATGCGGTGTCGGCAACACGGGTACGATAGGCTGCGGTCTACTCGGTCAGAATGACGACCCCGCGTTGGTGGTCAGCGATTTCTACTTCGACAACGTAACAGTTAGTTCGACTTCTACCACCACTCAAGACATATTTGCGCTGGCCCCCAATTCTTCACAAGGGGTGTCGCTCAAAACCCGCGCAGGCGCTTGGAACGTCAAGGTCTCCAGCCTGATGAACGGCGGCAACGCCTCCCGCATGGGAATGGATATCGCCACTTGGGAAGATTGGCTGTTCATCGTAGGTGGTTCGATTGTTGGGTGCGGCCAAGGCGGCTCTCAGGATCACCACATCTACCCTGTGGTCCAGAACAACTTCCTGTGCCGGTGGATCGATTTCGGGTCCAGCCTAATCAACGGCACCGGCGATCCATCAAGATCGTTCTGCATCAACGGCGACTTCAACAACCACACCACCGCGAACAGCAACTACAATCCTGATCCGGTGTGCTCTATCAGCAGCGATGTGCTGACTATTGGTTTGCGCGCCAACTCCAGTCCTGATTTCATAACTGGAATGGAGCTGTTTGCCTCAGACGGCAGCATGCCTGATGGTGTATTCATCACCGGACAGGCAACCCAAACCGATGGCTCCCCAGGCGGCGCGGGTACCTATGGCCTAAGCACGAGCGGTCTAAATATACCAGGGCCATTTACCTGCCTCGGCGTTGTGTCTCTCGCCTTTGCTCAATGGTGGTGCGTGTCCGATAATTACTTCTTCGGTACGCAGTACGCTCTGGACTTGGATGATGGCTTCAACTGCCCCATCTCGTGCCAATGGAAGAATACGGTTGCGCAAAGAAACGCATGTAACAGCCTAACTCTCGGTGCGTTCTTTGAAGACGCTGATTGTACCCAAGCAACCTTCCGCGACAACCTTGCATGGAACTGCGGTGCAAATGGGTTCGTGAACTGCAGCATCACTACCCGTGCGTCGGCCGCGCAGCAGGCTAACGCCCACTATCAGGTATATCGAAACAAGATATACCAATCAGAGGGCGTGGCTTTCGCGATGGGCAACAGCGTAGCCCTCACCAGCACCAGACCTCTCGTCTTCACCGACAATCAGGTTCTGGACACGCGCAGCGGAAGCTCTTGCGATATTGTTGAGCTGAACAACGCTGCGACCGAGCACTCCACTTCGGTGATCGACCGCAACAACTATCTGTGCCCGAACGCCACGGCAGGCGGCACCACATCTTCTGCGTTCCAAAAGAACAACGGGGTCGTGGAGGCATTTACCACTTGGCAGGCCATAGCGGGCAATATCGACCCCAACTCGACCGCTACCACGGCTGCCTTCCCGGTCTGGATCAATCCCTCGATCGGACACTTCACGTGACCTACACCGCGCAATTCGCCCACATGGCCGCGCTCGACAAGTGGCCGAAGCGCTGGCGCGAGCTCGCCTACGAATACGGCTTCAAGATCGTCAAGGAAATGCGCGACGATGGCGGCGGCTACCACGCCGTCAAGACCGACCTGGAAACGTGGCGCGAGCGCCGCCAGGACGAACTGTTGAGGAATTAAAGCAATGGCACCGAGAACACAGCGCCCCCAGCCGGCGCAGGATGCGGATGACGAAAGCCTCCTGGTCGCCGCCATGGCCAATACCGAGAGCGAGATCTTCACCGAGGCGATGGGCGACGACGAGGACGAGAACGACGGCGATAACTCGCTCGAGCAGATGGAAGACCCGGTCGGCGACGACGAGGAGGACGCCGGCGAGGAGGATGGTGACGAGGAAGGCCAGGAGGAGACCGGTGACGAGGCACCGCAAGAAGGCGCCCGTGAGCCTCCTCCGCAGGAACGCCCGAGTTACCGCCTGCCGCCAGTCGACCCTTCCGCCCAACGCATTGCCGAGCTCGAAGCCCGGCTGGCACGCGTGGAAGCGCCCCGGCAAGAACAGCCGGCGCCGCCCCCGCAGGAACTGCCCGACCCCGTCCTCGACCCGGCCGGCTTCCGCGAAGGCATGGCGGCGCAGATGCGGGCCGAATATCAGCAGGCCACCAG